AGTATATCGCCAACGACATCTCTAATTAATTTATTTATTTGTTTCAAATCTTTATCATCAAGAGCTTCATTAACAGGTTTATAACCCGTACTCTTTGTTAATCTTTTTTTCTTCTTTTTTTTGTCTTTTTTGCTACTAAAAGCCTTTGGTGTCATATATCCAGGCACCGCAGCTGTAGTTGTAATTTCATCTAAATCTTCTTCATCTAAAATTTCTTCAGTTAAAGATTTGATTATTTCATTAAAGTGTTTTTTTGTTTTTATTTCCACTTTTCTTTAACTCCTTGACAAGTTCTAAGTATCTCATTGTTTGTGTAACATAAGAATCTTTAACAACTTTTGATTTGTCATTTAAACCACATAATTTATCAATTGATTTTATAGCCTCATTCATTTTGATTTTTACAACTTTGTCTTTAAGATTTTTAGAGTGTGTTTTTAAATCTTTTTTTAAATCTCTAACAATATCTCTTAAGGTTTCTTTTAGTGAATTTGTATTAGATATATTGTTAATATACTCTCTAAGTAGAGTTTTTTGAGTTCCACTTAATTTTGTATATTTTTGATTAAATTTCTCTAAAAGAGTTTTATAAGTTAAGATTCGTAAATCTTTATCATCAGGTATCGCGGAAACAGTTTCTGATAATTTAATAGAATTATTGTTTGTCGTAACATGTTCTACTATATTAAAAAATGATTCGGTTTTTTGGTCAGGTGATAAAGATTTGTTGTATTCAAATAATTTATATACAGACGCATAAACTTTATAGTTTGGAACTTTTGAGGATAAGAATTTTTGAAGATTATAATTAGATTGAATCTCTTTTATAAGATTATATCTTTCCCTTCGTAGTGTAGAATTATTTAAACTTGTTCTACCTTTAATAACTTCGTTAATAAAATAATCCGCTTGTTTGTCTGATTTGAATTTTTTTCCAATCAATACATTGTACAAAGCTAACTCTTTTCCCAACTCAGTATTTTCACTGAATCGTTTTTTTACTATATTGACAGCTTTACTATCCTTTTTATTTAACACATCCGAGGTTATTTGTCTGAGTAGAAATTCAAACAATAAACCTGTATTTCGGATTTTGTTATGCTTTACTTTGCGCATATGTCTATCTCCGTAGTTAGGGCACTATATATGTAATTATTCATATATAAATATAATTCTTTTGTGTTTTTATTATATTTATTCATCTTCATCTAAAATAATTTCTTCATTTAGTATACTTTGATTATCTAATTTTTTACCAAATTTATCTTTTAATGAATTTAATAATCCTTCTCGTGCAACTATTGTTCCACCTTTTGATGTAGCTAATGGTGACTTACCTTTAAACTCTCGTTTACCATATTTTTCTTTTTCATATTTTGTAGCGTCTTTTATATCATCCGAATCGTATTCATTCCCATATTCTTTTTCTTCCGTACCACTTCGTCTGTCACCACCCCAATCACCTTTTCTAGCCATTGGATTTCCCTCTACACCTTGTCCTCTACCTTGTTCACCCTGCATACTAAGAACTGCTAAATCATGAGGTGTTCCGAATGACTCATCACTTTCACCTGGATCATTACCTTCTTGTTCAATTTGTTCAAATCTAAACGCCTGTTTTCTATCTTCAATAATACCATCAAATATTTTTTTCTTATCACCATCATTTAAATCAAATATATTTTCATATATCCATTCACGAGATAATAATTTATTCTCTAGTAAACTATTAGCTATTTCAGTTTGTTGGGTTAATAATTCTAACTTTTCTTGTTGATGTATCATTGATGGATTTGTTAATTCTAATTCAAAATTAATCAATTCCGCATCTTCAAATCCTTGTGTATATAAATGAACAATAGCAATCTTTTCTAATTCAGCACATATGATTTTCTGTAGTCTTTCTATTGTTCTTGCAAATCTAACATCTTCAGCCGCTAATGTAGCTTTTGAACCAATATTTTCATCATATCCAAGAAATGCTTTTGGTATCTTCAACGCAGCCATCATTTTATTTCTTAAATATTCGACATCCTCAATCGCACCATCATTTCCTAAAGCAGGTAAAGTATCTATTGATGTTCCACTATCCGAACCACGAACCGGTAGATAATAATCTTCAGTTACAGATTCCATGTTATATTTCAAATTATACTCACCTGTATTTTGGTCGATTACTGGTGTTTTTTTCATTTTATTAATTATTTGTTGCATAAAGTTATCTACTTCATTTGGTGGTATATTTCCTATATCCACTTTGAAAATTCTTTTCTCTGGTGCTCTCATCATTCTATGAATCAACATAGCATCTTCCATAAGAGTTAATTGTTTAAATACTCTTCTTGCACCCTCTAACATTGACTTACCATAAGGTAGGTAATTTGTATCTGCTAGATTTCTAAAGTGAGCTACTTCATAATTTTCATAAAGTTTTCCTGGTTTAGAACTCCGTGATAACTCATTATATTCTTCAATCTGAAATTGAACTAGCTTTGGATTTTCAGAATCATGTCCTTCTAACCTTGAAACTTCATATGAAGAAAGAGGTTTTACATTAACAATACCATATTTATCTAAAATTTCTAAATGTAAATAAAAATCTCCATATTTTGTCATGTTTCTAATATAAGACCATAAATTAAACTCAATATTCATTATATCATAAAATAAATTGTGTAATATTTTAGTAATTTTTGGATTGTCTGTTTTTATTTTTAAAATTCTGTTTTCAACATTGTCTACAGTAGATTCATCACAGTAAACATCTAACGCCGATGATATAATAGGATCTGCGTCCATTAATTCATAGTCTCTAAATAATTCTTTTCTAGCTATATCAAACGCTTGAGCATTCTGTTTGTTCGCATATGTTGTCTGACCATATCCACCTGAGTGAATTTTATTATATCTATCAATAAAATTTGATGTTAGGGCTGTTTGTGTAAAATCAACATCTTTTACCCTAATTTGTCCACCGGGTGTTTTTCTTAAAACTATTTGATTTTGAAATAATTTTCCCAATCTCGTTAATATATTTTCATCTGCCATTTTTTACCTCTTATTTAATTAACCAAGTTAAATCTTCTTTTTCATCACCTAAATCCATTTCATATGGATTTGATTGTGGTTTACCAACATTTCCCTTACCAAAACCAGCTGTCATATCCGGTTTATTTCCATTGTTTTTCAACATGGTATCCATCATCGCCCATTGTTGGTCATTTCGTTCAGTTTGTAATCTTAACGCTGTATCCCTAACCCACAATGCGATTGAATAAGACATAACCAAGTCATCGTTATAACCATCCATTGCTTCCGCTTTGGAATTTACTACTCCTGTTTTATATATGAATACAAATAATTCATCTATAAGACGATTGGAGTGTAATTTTACTAATTTTTCTCTTGTATATTCTTCCATTTTTGCTATAATTAATGGTCGAGTTTTTGTAGTTGTTGAAAATCCAGGAACCATATTTTTATCTTGTGTTCTATATTTGTTATTCACTTGGTGTTCCACATCAACAACTTGTAAATCTTTTGACATGTAAAATGTATTTTTATATCCTCTATCTATAACTGTTTGTATTGTAGCCCAACCAATATTGTTGTTTTCAACTACCAATAAAGCATCATTGTATTTTGTTGCAACTTCAATCAAAAAGTTCCCGTAATCCGTTGTTCCTAATTGTCCTTTATATTCTGCAACTTGTTCCATATCCTCAACTTCAAACACTTGACAAGCAGAATAATCACTTCCATCACCACGAGCTACATCAGCAACTACTATATATTCTTTCGTGTAATCAGGTTGTCTCCAAACCCAAAAACCTCTATCTATTCCTTGTTCTTCAACAGGAGCTTCAACTAGTGTATCTTTGTACCATTGTAAAATTTGTGGGTCGACAACAGATTGTCCAGAAGTAAGAAAGTCAGCATCACACTCTTGAGCAGCTTGTGATGGACCTAAAACTTTGTCTTGTTCTTTTCTCCAATGTTCGTCTCTATCAGGATGATTTGTCCAATGAAGTTTTATTGTATTAAACTCATTTGAACCATCTTCCGCACCCATCCATTGTTTATGAAACCAATTACCCACACCATTTGGTGTAGAAAGAGCAATACAATCACCACCAGTCGCTAGTGTTTGTTGAGCAGCTGTCCATATTGAGTCTATATTTTCAATGAATGCTGCCTCATCAATAACAAGTAATGATAGTGCTTCTGAACGACCTGCCTCTGATGTCGCAGCG